TGGGGTTTATCTGAAGTACAACAATTGATGATGCTTCAACAATTACGCAATATGCGTATGACAGAAATATTAGACTTGCTTTCTAAACAAGTCAGCCCTCCTATTGCGTTATCTGGATTTACAGGTATATTAGATGAAAAGAACTTTGCATTAAATAGAGCAGGTGGCTTATTAGCCACAGATATGCCTAATGCAAGAGTAGATAAACTTTCTCCAGACATTCCTGGAGACTTATTTGAAGTCATACATGAAATTGATAATATGTTCGCTGAAGTCTCCGGAATTACCTCTGTTCTCTCCGGCAGAGGTGAATCTGGTGTAAGATCACAAGGTCATGCTTCACAATTAGCAAGACTTGGTAGCTCACGTGCGAAGAAAAGAGCATTGATTGTTGAAGATAGTTTAGAAAAAGTAGCGACACTTTATTTGAAACTTATGCAATCTTATGATCCAACACACTTTACAGATACTGAAGGTTTGTCATTCATTGCTGAACAATTTACAAAAGATTATGTCGTAAAAGTAGACGCTCATAGTAATTCACCGATTTTCACAGAAGATCAAAAACAATTAGCGTTCAACTTATTTAAGGCAGGTGCAATTGATAAAGAAGATTTGCTTGACTTAACTGACGTTCCAATGAAACAATTGCTTAAAGACAAATTGAAGAAGCGTGAAAAGATGGGACAAGGGCAACCTCAACCTAAACAGCATCCTCAACATAAAAGTAAAAAAGAACCAGAGGCAGGAGCAGAATAATGGCAACACAACGAGTGGCAACATCTACAGCAGATCAACCTAGAGCTACAGGTGTGGATACAAAATTAGCTAGGCAACCTGCTCAATTAGAATATAGAATACAAGGTGTAAAGACATTCAATCGTAGCCCGTCAACAAGAAGCTACGGTAGACAAAATAGGGGGTATTAAACTTAATGGAGCTAAAAATGGCATACGGAAGAAAAGCACACAAGAAATCAAGAAAAACAAGACGATAATAAGTTTCTCGTGAGAGGAAAAAGGGTTATGGCTGCCTTACCCGTGAAATAGGTGACCGCTTTATTTAAGGAGTCATTCACATGGCACGTAAAGCACGCAAAGCTAAAAGACACGCAAAACGTAAGTAATTACGTTTTAGCTGTTTAAGCTAAACCTCCCTTGGGGGGTGGGAAACAAAATATGACCTCCCACTTGATTTAATTTTACATAATGTATATTCTACGAATATATGGACAATAGGATAAATATATGGCACAAGACCCAATGATGGAAATGATTAAAAGCCAAAGAGATCAGGCTACACCTCAAGGCGCACCTCCATCCCCACCACCAGGCACAGATATGTCTGATGCCAGTACACCGCCGGCTGCTTCACCAATGTCTACACCAGAACCCAAGATGGGCAATCGTGAAGGCGCATTGGTAAATGTATCCATGGCAATGGATTTATTAGAACAATCTTTACCTGCCTTCGGTTCTGAATCCGAAGAAGGTCGTAAAATTCTTACTGCAATTAGAACCATGACAGATGTAATTGGTCCTAAAAAAGCTAAAACAGGTGAGCTTCAACAGTCAGAAATTTTACAATTACTACAAACTTTACCTCAAGCGGGTGGCGCAACGCCTGAAGGTAAAGCGATGCAACAAGCGCCAGCAATTCCAGGTTTGGCAATGCCAGGTAGTCCTGCTCCAGCAGGTATGCCAGGCGCTCCTACTCCTGGCGGTCAACCCCCATCATTAACATAAGGAAAAGGTAAAATGGAACTTTTTAAACCAAGAGGCGCTTCTGCACCAAGAAAACCAACTGATAACAACCAAAAAAATGGTCAAGTTATCAATACACCACGTTACTCACAATTCGGTGGCTTATCAGCAGCTCCTAAAGCTGGCTATAAGAACATGATGTCTATGAGTCAACCTGGCGATACTAAAAAAGTTATTTAATTAATTAGGGGATAAAAGTATGAGTTTAGAAAATATATCTTTAGAACAAAGGGATGAGTTAGCGCTTCTTATGAAGCAATTAGCTGAAAATCCTGAAACACGTAAAGACGCATTACGTCTTACTAAAAAATTAAGACCAGATCTTCCTATGCCTGAATTGGAGATTGAGGACTATACTGAAAAGAAAGTTTCTCAAGCCCAAAAGAGAGTAGAAGATTTAGAAGCAAAATTACGTGAGAAAGAGATTAGAGAAGAACTCAAAGATAAACGTGACGCTTTAATCAAAAAAGGACTTATTGATAATGAGTCAGAAATTGAGGAAGTAGAAAAAGTCATGTTAGAAAACAAGATTGCAGATCATGAAACTGCCGCACAATATTGGCAGTGGATGAAGCAAGCAGCAGCACCAACGCCTACAGGATACAATCCAAATCCAGTTGCAAAATTTGATTTGGGTAAATACTATAAGAATCCTCAACAGGCTGCACGTGATGAGGCTGCGAAAGCATTATCGGACTTACGTAACACACGTAAACCGATTGGAATTTAGGGGATGTTAACTTTTATGATTGGAGATAAACCATGCCTATAGGTGGCGGTATTCTTCCAGCTTCGGGTACTTCGCAATACAACGAGTTGACCTACGTCACACGTAGAGCGTTTATCCCAAAGTTGGTTGTACAACTTTATAACTCAACACCATTAATGGCTGCATTGATTTCAAATAGTCAACAAGCATCCGGCGGTGTTTCACAAGTCACTGTACCAGTTCAAGGCGCTCAATTCGTGAACGCTCAATGGTCTGATTACAGCGGTTCTTTTAACCAACCAGCAGTTCAACAAGGTGCGTTCAATGCTGAATTTAACCTTAAGTTAATGATTGCTCCAGTTCCATTCCTAGGTATGGAAGGTGCTGTTCAACAAGACTACGCTATTATTCCTCTTATTGAAGCTCGTATGAACGATGCTACAAACGTAATGATGGATGCAATGGCAACTGCTTTGTATAACAACTATACAAACACACAACAATTCATCGGACTTCCTGGTGCAATTGATGATGGTACAAACTTACCTACATACGGTAACATTAACCGATCAACATATACATGGTGGAAATCAAAAGTATATGCTGCAGGTAACGTTAACCCAACACGTCAAAACATCTTACAATACATTTCTGGTACTGTTAAAAACGGTGCTGAAGTGCCTACATTTGGTGTTTGCGGCTTTGGTACTTGGACTTTATTAGCTCAAGACTATGTTGGTCAAGAACAATACGTCATCACTCCAGGCAATGGCTTTGATGGTGATTCAAACGGTCCTCAAGCTGCGTTCAGAGCTTTAATGGTTGCTGGTGTACCAATTTATCCAGACCCATATTGCCCAGAAGGCACTGTATACTTTATTAACTCAAATTACTTGTCATTGTATATCCATGACCAAGGTTCATTTGTGTTTACAGGCTTTGAGTCTACTTTACCCAACTGGCAAATCGGCTACGTAGGTGCTGTTTTAATGATCGCTGAATTAGTGAACACTAAACCAAAAGCTATGACTAGAGTCGGTGGCTATAACTCAATTTCAATTTAAGGAGAAATAGTCATGTCATTAGGTTTAAATAAAATATTATTAAGCAATGCTAATACCAACACCCCTGGTGCGTATTGGCAATTAACAACTGTAGCTGTAGCATCATCAGGTAACACTGCTGTGCCTGCAGGTACATATTTAGTATTCCCAACAGCTAACGTTACTATTGAAGCAGTATCTGCTTACAATACAAACACAAGCTGCACAACACCATCAACATGGTCTGTGCTTCTTGCTAACAATACTGGTGGTGTATTAATTTCAGACGGTGTTAACGTACGTGCAAACGCTATCGTTGCAACTTCTGCAACTGTAACATTAGCTACTGTAAATGGTGGTCAAAACGTTTCTTCAACTTACACAAGTTAAGGAGATATAAATGGCTAATTCAGATTCAGTAGCACAAAATACCCAGGATAGTTTTAGCAATTACCGATTAGGTAAAGTTACAGCTACAGCACTTAACACTGCTGGTAACGCTGTTATTACTATCCCATTATTGAATGGCGGTCTGACTAACAGTGGTGCTTTATTAGGTTCTGGTGCGGTGATTGTACGTAGAGTTACAGTACAAAACCCATCAGGATCTGTTGCATCAGCAAACGTATCTATTGGTTCTACAAACGATGGTGCTAACTTGGTAACAGCTAATACTGTGTTATCAAGCGTGTCAGCCGTTAATAAATTCCAAGATATTACTGGTACGTCTACTACGACCGCAATCAATGGAAATGTAACTTCATGCCTATACGTCAATGTTAATACAGCTAGTGGTAACGCTAACACTGTAGACATCGTAGTATGGGGAGATGTAGTGAGCTTCTAATGTCAACTATATTCGTAACTAATAATAGTGATGTTAAACTCAAAGATGGATTCGCAGGAATCTTTTATGAGTTTAAACCTGGCACTACAGTGGAAATACCTGTAGAAACTGCAAAACACATATTTGGTTATGAAGATAGTAACAAAGAACCTTATTTGGCAAGATTGGGCTGGTTAAAAAATTCTAATGAATTAGATAAGGCTTTAGAGCTTTTAACTAAATGGGAGTTAACAACCGAGCCGCCAAAAAAGAACCAATCGTTATCCCCGTTGGTGGAAAAAGTACCCTTGCCTTCTGAAAAGAAGGCTGGGGGAAAAATCCTTCAAGCTGTCGCTTAAAAACAAAATGGAAAATAAATGGCAACACTCAATACGTACATCACACAAGTACAAAGGTTGCTGCATGATGCAAACGCAAATTTTTACACAACGCAGCAATTAACAGATTATATTAACTCTGCACGAGAAAGAATCGTGCGAGATACCGGCTGCTTACGAGAAGTCGTTGTCACTCAAACACCATGCCAAGTTGCTCCTTCTGCAACCATTGGTGGTGCTACACCTACTTATCCTGTCAGTTGGACAGCTAGTACAGCATACACAAAAAATACTTTTATATTTAGTAACATCTTTATTTATCAAGTGACCACTGCAGGTATTAGTGGCACAACAGCACCTCCATACCCACAAAACAATGTAAACAATTATCAAAACTATCCACCTAGTACAGAATTTTTAAATGGTACAGTGGGTTTAACTTATGTGGGTAATTGTGAAAATATTTCATACGCAGCACTTACAAATTTAATGGGAACAAGCCCATTATCTCCATCTACAGGAAATACTGTATTAGATGTGCTTAACGTCAATCTTTATTGGGGTAATACTCGTGTGCCTATGGATTATTTATCATGGACAGACTTTAATGCTCGTTTACGTTTTTGGCAAAACTATATTGGTAGACCATTAGCGTTCTCTATTTATGGTCAACAACAAATCTATATTGGACCTGTGCCAGATCAAGTGTATCAAATTGAAGTGGATTGTGTTGTTTTACCTAATCAATTGTCATTAGGTACAGAAAATACACCCGATGTCATTAATGATCCTTATACCACTCCTGTGAAATACTATGCTGCTTATATAGCTAAATATTATGAACAGTCTTTTGGTGAAGCCGAGATATTTAAACAAGAATATATTAAACACGTATCTTCTGTATTAAACAGCGTTTATACAAGACGTATTCCTAGCGTTTATAGTTCTCCATACTAAACATGGCAGCGTCTCCAGAACAGAAGAAGTCGTATCAGGTCATTAAACAGTTTAAAGGGCTTGATACTAAATCTAATAGAACAGCGATCACCGAAGATGAGTTCTCTTGGTTAGAAAACGCTCAACCTATTGGTTTTGGTAATCTTCGTATTCTTCCTACAAGTTCTCAAGTTTATGATTCTAGTAATGTAGCAGTCGCATGGACTCATACACCTACCTTTTTATCTTCTTGTAATATTGGTCTTAATGATTATGTTGTAGCGTTTGAATCAGACGGCTCTGCTGAATACTATAATATACAAACCAATACTAAAGGCACAATTGCATCGTCTGGAACATTCTCTAATGCAGGTGTCACAATTACGCAATGGAAGAATGAGCGTATGCTTATTCTTGATCCTGACAAGGGTTATTCTTCATGGGATGGTAATAGTGTAGTTTCTATTGGTTCTGTAGGTGTCATTGGCATTACTAACCCTGGTTCTGGGTATACATCTGCGCCTACGGTGACTATTTCAGCGCCTAACCAAACAAATGGTACGCAAGCTAATGCTGTATCTACCATTACAGCCAATGCAGTTTCAGCTATATCATTAATTAATGCAGGTACGGGTTATACCAATGCTGCAAACTTATCAGTCACTATTTCTGGTGGTGGAGGTACTAATGCCACAGCGATTGCTCAATTATTAAACTTTAATACTGGAACATTA